GGGAAGCGGTATATGACGAGAACAGTAGCGCCGCGCCATTTGCTGAAATCATTGTGACGAAAAACCGTTTTGGCTCGCTTGGTACGGTTTACCAGCGGTTCTGCAACGGACACTTTGTTGCATGTGACCAGGATGAAGCCAGACAGATTTGCACAGCATCAAATGCACCTGCTGCGCGTGGCAGACGATATGCACAAGGGGCTGACGTATGACCATCTACATCACTGAGCTAATAACAGGCCTGCTGGTAATCGCAGGCCTTTTTATTTGGGGGAGAGGGAATCGTGGTTGAGTTGATTTTCTCTGCATTGAGGCTTCTCGGTGCTATGTGGATGGTGGCGACGTTCATTGTGGTTGCTCGCTGTTTTGTCCGGTTGGTAGGCGAAGGTAAAGACCTGGTGGGTGTGCTTTTCGGTAGCATTCTCCTGTGGGTGATTATCGGTGTTGCGCCTGTCGCTGTAGCAAAAATGGCGTGGCGTTTTGTGAGTTGAACTGAGGGTAAGTACCGATGGACGAATCAAGAAAGCAGTTTGAAGAAAGTTGGTTGCGACGTGGGGGCGAATCTTCAGACCTTATCCGTTACCCTGAAAATCACCATGAAATTGGCTGCGGTAATATTGGTGGTCAATACGTGATGGACGATGTTCAAGGCCACTGGCAAACGTGGCAGGCATCGCGAGCAGCTATTGAACTGGATATCGACTGGCCCGAATCGAATGACGACTTTTGGAAAGATGGTGAAGAAGGTGCTTATGCGATGGGTTATGAGGATGGGAGAGACAAAACGGTAATTGCAGTAATGAAAGCTATCAGAGCCGCTGGAATTAAAGAGAAGAATTTCGATGAAGCAAATATACATGCTTCGCAACGAAGCAATCAGAAATAACGCCATAGACGCAATACTCTCACTTCCCATCGACGACAAGTCACCTCACGAAGTCCACGTTAAAGAACCCAGGCGGAGTAATCCTCAAAACCGCCTTATGTGGGCGTTATTGCAGGACGTATCACGTCAGGTGCTTTGGCATGGACAGAGACTTGCGCCGGAGGACTGGAAAGACCTGTTCACTGCCCTGTGGCTTAAGACCAAAAAACTAGAGCAACGAAGTGTGCCTGGTATCGATGGTGGCGTTGTCATGCTTGGTGTGCGTACCAGCAAAATGCGAAAGGCCAGCATGACTGAGCTTATCGAAATCATGTTCTGGTTCGGAGCAGAGCGCAACGTGCGGTGGAGTGATGACTCCCGGCGAGAGTATGAATGGGCACAACGAAAAGGGAGGGCTGCATGACTATCAAATCAAATACGCCAGCACACGACAAGGACTGCTGGCAAACGCCGCTTTGGCTTTTTGATGCACTGGATATTGAGTTTGGATTCTGGCTGGATTCGGCAGCGAGCGACAAAAACGCTCTGTGCGCTCACTGGCTAACTGAGGCTGATGACGCGCTAAATTCTGAGTGGATAAGCCACGGTGCAATCTGGAATAACCCACCATACAGCAATATCAGGCCGTGGGTGGAAAAAGCCGCTGAGCAGTGCATACAACAGCGACAGACGGTAGTGATGCTTGTGCCAGAGGATATGTCAGTCGGATGGTTCAGCAAGGCTCTGGAGAGTGTTGACGAAGTTCGCATCATCACTGATGGACGGATTAATTTTATCGAACCATCGACAGGGCTGGAGAAGAAGGGAAACAGCAAAGGTTCCATGCTGCTGATTTGGCGACCGTTCATCAGTCCTCGACGGATGTTTACTACCGTATCCAAATCGGCATTGATGGTGATCGGGCAGGGCGTCAGGAGGGCTGCATGAGGCGACAGCGACGAAGTTTCACCGACATCATCTGCGAAAACTGCAAATACCTTCCAACGAAACGCTCCAGAAATAAACCCAAGCCAATCCCAAAAGAATCTGACGTAAAAACCTTCAATTACACGGCTCACCTGTGGGATATCCGGTGGCTAAGACATCGTGCGAGGAAATGACAATGTTTTTAATTCAACCTGGATTTGGCCTTAGCATTAAAAAAATGCACATGTTTGGCGAGAAAGAGTCACAACGAAAAATGGTGTTTATCAGATTGCCATTTATCAGTATTTGTTGGCCAAACAGGGAGGCAGCAATTTATTTGTCTACATGCGCCAGAGCAGCATTTAACGACCCTGAGTGGTTTGTAGAAAACCATCACGCTGTTCGTCAGGCGAAGAGAAAAGCTAAAACGACATACATGAAGGCGTATCGAAAAGCATGGAAAGAACACCACGATCGATACCAGCAAGACATGGAAAAGCTTGAATCAGAAAACATGGAATTAAGACGAAAGCTTGGTGAAGCAAAACGAGACATTGATGCTTACAAGCGACTTTTTAATGGTGAAAGCCATGCTTAGCCCATCCCAATCCCTTCAATACCAGAAAGAAAGCGTCGAGCGAGCTTTAACGTGCGCTAACTGCGGTCAGAAGCTGCATGTGCTGGAAGTTCACGTGTGTGAGCACTGCTGCGCAGAACTGATGAGCGATCCGAATAGCTCGATGTATGAGGAAGAAGACGATGAGTGATTCGTTTAGTAGCTCTGATTATTTGTATTTGGTTTTAGTACCTGTGGCAGAAGTATTCCGCTCTCGATTTCCTGAAGGCTCAGCACCATTTAATGCCATTAGCACTTGCTCAAAATGCAGAGTGAAATTTACAGGTAAGCGGCTGGAAAGAGAGTGGCAGCAATTCTGCAAAAAACATGACCTAAAAAATGACCATGAACTGGAGTATTAAATGGCTAACCTACGCAAAGAAGCGCGCGGAAGAGAATGCCAGGTACGTATTTACGGCGTATGCAATGGCAACCCTGAAACTACAGTTCTGGCACATTACCGGATGGCTGGAATTTGCGGAACTGGAATGAAGCCTGACGACCTGATCGGCGCATGGGCTTGTAGCGCGTGTCACGATGAAATCGACCGACGCACCCATAATCTCGACAACAAAGACGCCAGACTTTATCACCTCGAAGGCGTGATCAGGACGCAGGCGATACTGCTGAAGGAGGGGAAGATTAAGCCATGAACGAATATCAGTTTGTGCTTCCATACCCGCCATCGGTGAATACCTACTGGCGAAGACGGGGAAGCCAATATTACATAAGCGATAAAGGCCAGAAATACCGAAAAGACGTACAGCAAATCATCCGCCAACTCAAGTTAGATATTTTCACCAAATCACGACTCCGCATCAAAGTCATCGCAGACGTTCCAGACTCCCGCCGCCGCGACCTCGATAACATCCTGAAGGGTTTACTCGACTCACTTATCCACGCCGGATTTGCGGAAGACGACGAGCAATTCGATGACATTCGCGTAATTCGTGGTGTGAAAGCTCCAGGCGGAAGGCTTGGAATAAAAATCACCGAACTGGAGAACGTATGAACGCCACAATTCAAACGATACCAGAGCTTCTTATCCAGACACGAGGCAATCAGACCGAAGTGGCGAGGATGCTTTCCTGCGCAAGAGGAACAGTGCTCAAGTACAACCGAGACAGCAAAGGCGAGCGTCACGTAATAGTTAACGGCGTCCTGATGGTCAAACAGGGCAAAAGGGGAAGGCCATGAGACTCGAAAGCGTAGCTAAATTTCATTCGCCAAAAAGCCCGATGATGAGCGACTCACCACGGGCTACGGCTTCTGACTTTCTTTCCGGTACTGATGTGATGGCTGCTATGGGGATGGCGCAATCACAAGCCGGATTCGGAATGGCTGCATTCTGTGGTAAGCACGAACTCAGCCAGAGCGACAAACAAAAGGCTATCAACTATCTGATGCAATTTGCACACAAGGTATCGGGGAAATACCGTGGTGTGGCAAAGCTTGAAGGAAATACTAAGGCAAAGGTACTGCAAGTGCTCGCAACATTCGCTTATGCGGATTATTGCCGTAGTGCCGCGACGCCGGGCGCAAGATGCAGAGATTGCCACGGTACAGGCCGTGCGGTTGATATATCAAAAACAGAGCAATTGGGGAGAGTTGTTGAGAAAGAGTGCGGAAGATGCAAAGGCGTCGGCTATTCAAGAATGCCAGCAAGCGCAGCATATCGCGCTGTGACGATGCTAATCCCAAACCTTACCCAACCCACCTGGTCACGCACTGTTAAGCCGCTGTATGACGCTCTGGTGGTGCAATGCCACAAGGAAGAGTCAATCGCAGATAACATTTTGAACGAGGTCACACGTTAGCAGCATGATTGCCACGGATGGCAACATATTAACGGCATAATATTGACTGTTTGAATAAAGTTGGGTAAATTTGACCCAAGAATGGCAGATTTATATCCGTTCACATTCTTTCAGCTTTTACCCACCTCATCTTTAAGTTCTAAGCGCACTGACATGCGCATCATAAACTCGAGAGCACATAGGAATAGAGCCTGAGAAATATCGCTTTTGGCGACTTCTCTCGTGGTGATATTTCTATGTCAGCAGGCTCTAATATCTATGTGGTTCGCCTATGTTAAAACGTGAAGATGCATTGAGACTTTTTAATTACAATCCAGATACTGGAATTCTTACATGGAGGATTCATGTAGGGTGTTTTGACGATATCGAGGAGGCTAGAAAGGCAATGGAAAATGCCAGAATAAAATATCATGGTGAATTCTCCAGTATGGGATAGATGGGGTAATTCGCTCGTTGTGGTAGTGAGATGAAAAAAGGCGGCGCTTTACTACCGATTCCGCCTAGTTGGTCACTTCGACGTATCGTCTGGAACTCCAACCATCGCGGGCTGAGAGGTTTGCAAATATTGACGCAATAAAGTTGCTAATGTGGTAACTAATACCCCGTATCTCTGTGTGGGTATTTAATTATTTCAATAGTTCCTGAAATTCAGCGACTAGATCCGCATGTCTTTTCATTAGTGGTGTGATAAGACTTTTCTTGTTTTCATCAGAGTGCGTTGACATGGCTATTTGCAAGGTTTTATCAGAGATCTCTTGAAGTAACATATGGATTGCGTGGAGCCTTCTTGTGTCAAAGTCATTCATTTGTGTTTAATCCTTCTTTATATGAATGACAACATTAGCACAACATTTCTGAAATGCATAACCAACCAAACACAAAGCATACAAAACAATCACCTTATCCGCTGTGGTACGGTGCGGTGTTCTTTGCATAAAAGAAAACCAGCGCAATGGCTGGCTTCGTGAAAGCGGGTGGCAAGAG